TTAAGGATTTATGTCTTCAGAAGTTATCGACATATAATATGGCATTTGGTGGTAGTTCGATGGGCCAGTATACACGAACTACTACTATGAATATATACCCTCTTAAATTGCCCAAGGCTTTTGCAAAATGGGATAAGCCAACACGTGATCCTAATGAATTTGCTAAAAGGCTCACACCCATGTTGGGCGCTGCTCTTGATAGATGGGTCTACATGATGGGGACTCGTAAGCTTATGAAAACGAGAAAGTTTGTCTCCCGCGATTTCCGTTTTGAAAATATACCTCTCAATGCTTCTAGTGGCCCCAGATCAGGCCCGAGGTTGGTTATGCCTCCCGATGAAGCTTGTAAATGCTTTCGTATTTACTCAGCTGTCGGTAAGAAAGTTGATCAGCTTGATTACTCTATAGACCAGTATATAAAAATGGTAGAGCAAGCTAGGGTTGGTGAGGTTGATTTGCATGACCACGGTTTTGATAATAACTTGAAAGCTGAGACTGCAAACTCTGCGAATGAGCGTACTAAGGCCGACGCAGAGGCAGTGCATATGAAGGGTCGGCTTTTCGTGAATGGTTTTCTTTCGGGTATTTTACTCGAAGCTCACGTATCAAAGTTGAGGATGATGTTTGAGAGAGGTCCCGCTATTAGAATTGGCCAGGTTTGGTGGTATGGTGGAGGTGAAGAATTTATGAAGGATATCGGTATAGATGACCCTGATATGGTTTTTGGAGATGGTGATGTCAGACATTTTGACACATCAATTAACCGCGTTCTTATGCAGATATATATGGCGAGTTCAGGTATATATTATGATCTTGATAAGGCTGACCCTGAGAGTGAGGTTTATAAGCGTTTATTGAGGGCAGCTACGCGTTATCTTGTTGTTCGAGTTACACATTTTTTTAAGGAAGAATGGCGAATAGTTATAGGAGGTATGCCATCTGGGTCATTAAATACATCTCATGGTGATTCTTGGATTTTGGGATTCTTGATATGTCTTTTTATTGAGTATACGTATCAGACGAAACCTTCCAGGCGAAGAAGAATTAACGTATGTTTTTATGGAGGAAAAATTAAAATTGTCGTCTATGGAGATGATCATGTCTTAGGGGTTTCTAGGTCAATATGGGATATAATAAATGAGAAGGAATTTGCAAAATTTCTTTGGAAATTTTGGGATATGGAATTGCGTGATATTCGTAATTCCGTTCCTGGGCTATCTGTCTGTGATCAACGAACAGGCACT